TTTTGGAGAAGGTGAATGAGTATGCTGGCGCGGTGAAACTGGAGAAGGCGCAGGTTAAGTTTTTGGATTATGTGAATGAGATGTGGCCGGGTTTTATATCTGGAAGACACCACGCTTTAATGGCTAAGAAGTTTGAGGATATTGCGGAGGGGAAGACTAAGCGGGTGATTATTAATATGCCGCCACGTCATACTAAGTCGGAGTTTGCTTCTTATCTATTACCTAGCTGGTTTCTGGGAAAGTATCCGCAGAAGAAAGTTATCCAGTGTTCTAACACGGCAGATCTTGCTGTTGGCTTTGGACGTAAGGTGAGGAACTTAGTCGGCAGTGAACAGTACAGTAAAGTATTTCCTAACGTTAATCTCAGACAGGATAGTAAGGCCGCTGGCAGGTGGGCTACCTCTGGAGGGGGAGAGTATTTTGCTATTGGTGTTGGGGGTACTGTTACGGGAAAGGGTGCTGACCTTTTAATAATTGACGATCCGCATTCAGAACAAGAGGCTGCTTTGGCGGCTAGTGATCCTTCTGTATACGATAAAGTGTATGAGTGGTATACATCGGGGCCGAGGCAACGTTTACAGCCGGGAGGATCTATTGTTATCGTGATGACTCGTTGGGGTGATAGGGATCTAACGGGTCGGGTTATAAAAGATGCGCTGGGTAGGGACAAGGGTGAAGAGTGGGAGATCATTGAACTTCCAGCGATCATGCCGAGTGGTAAACCTCTATGGCCTGAGTTCTGGCCGTTAGATCAGTTGGAGGCTTTGAGGGAGGAATTACCTCCTTCTAAGTGGAATGCTCAGTATCAGCAAAGTCCCACGGGTGAAGAGGGTGCTATTGTTAAGAGGGAGTGGTGGAAGATCTGGGAGAAGGAGGATCCGCCTTCTTGTAAATTTATTATCCAGAGTTGGGATACCGCTTTTACAAAGAATGAGAGAAGTGACTACTCGGCCTGTACGACTTGGGGAGTTTTCTATTTAAACGAAAACGAGAATGATGCAAACATTATTTTGTTGGATGCGTTTAAGAAGAGGATGGAGTTTCCTGAGTTGAAGGAAAAAGCGTATAAGAACTATATGGAGTGGGAGCCTGATGCTTTTGTGATTGAAGCTAAAGCGGCTGGATCTCCTTTGATCTTTGAGTTGAGACAGATGGGAATTGTTGTCTCTGAGTACACTCCGAGTAGAGGTAATGATAAGTTTGTGAGGATTAATTCTGTATCTGATTTGTTTAGATCTGGCAAAGTATGGTGTCCAGAGACTAGATGGGCGGCTGAATTAGTGGAAGAGATGGCGGCGTTTCCGAATGCGCCGAATGACGATTTAGTGGACTCAAGCACCCAAGCGCTGATAAGATTCAGAAAGGGCGGGTTTTTGCGTCTGGAGAGTGACGAGCGAGAAGAGCTAAAGAGCTTTAGACGTAAACAAGTTTATTATTAAGGATACATATGGCAATCGCTAAAAGTTTGTACGAAGCACCACAAGGTTTGGAATCTTTAACTGAGCCTGATCTTGAGATTGAAATTGAAAACCCAGAGGGTGTTCATATTGGAATGGACGGGATAGAGATTGATCTAGAGCCTGAGACAGAATCTAAAGAGGGTGAAGAGTTTGATTCAAACTTGGCAGAGTTCATGGACGAAGGGGAACTAGAGAAACTAGGATCCGAAGTTATAGAGTTAGTAGAGGCGGATATTAATTCGCGTAAAGACTGGGTGGAGATGTTAGTCAAAGGATTAGAAGTCCTTGGTATGAAGTATGAAGAGAGAACAGAGCCTTGGAATGGAGCCTGTGGTGTTTTCTCAACTATATTGACAGAGGCCGCTGTTAGGTTTCAGTCAGAAACAATTATTGAGACTTTCCCCTCTAGAGGCCCCGTGAAGACTGAGATCATCGGAGCTATCACTAAATTAAAAGAAGATGCAGCCGAGCGGGTTAGAGAGGACATGAACTACCAGTTAACTGAGGCTATGCCTGAGTACCGCCCAGAGCATGAGCGTATGTTATTTAACCTTGGCTTATCTGGTAGTGCTTTTAAGAAAGTCTACTTTGATCCGTCTTTGAATCGTCAGACCTCTATATATATACCAGCAGAGGATGTGATCATCCCTTATGGATCTAGTGGAGCTAGAACGGCGGAGCGTGTTACCCATGTAATGCGTAAGACCAAGAACGATATCCGTAAATTACAAGCCGCTGGTTTTTACAGAGATGTAGATTTAGGAGAGCCAGTAGCTATTCATACTGACGTAGAAAAAAAGAAGGCCGAAGAGCAAGGCTACTCTTTAACTGATGATGATAGATATCAGGTCTATGAAGTGCAGATTGATCTGGATATTCCCGGCTATGAGGATGAGGATGAGATAGCTGTACCTTATATAGTGAGCATAGATGCTGGCACTGGAAAAGTTTTATCTGTATATCGTAACTGGGATGAAGAAGACGATTTAAGATTAAAGCGTCAGCATATGGTTCAGTATGACTATGTGCCGGGATTTGGTGCTTATGGATTTGGATATATACATTTAATCGGCGGATATGCTAGAGCTGGTACATCACTGATACGTCAGTTGATTGATGCTGGAACTCTTTCCAATTTGCCGGGTGGATTGAAGTCTAGAGGATTAAGAGTTAAGGGTGACGATACGCCTATCGCCCCCGGAGAGTTTAGAGATGTTGACGTTCCAAGTGGTTCAATTAAAGACAACATCATGGCGCTTCCCTATAAGGAACCTAGCCAAGTTCTAGCTACTTTACTAGATAGGATTACAGAAGAGGGAAGACGATTAGGTTCTATTGCTGATATGAAGATCAGCGATATGAGTGCTAACTCTCCTGTAGGAACTACGTTAGCTTTGTTAGAACGACAGTTGAAAACAATGAGTGCGGTGCAAGCCCGTGTTCATTATTCAATGAAACAAGAGTTCAAGATCTTAAAGAACATCATTCGTGACTACACGCCTGATGAGTATGAATATGATCCTGAGAGCGGAAACAGAAAAGCTAAACAAGAAGACTATGACATGGTGGATGTTATCCCCGTGTCGGATCCTAACTCTTCTACTATGGCGCAGAGAATTATGCAGTATCAAGCTGTTATCCAGCTATCTGCCCAAGCGCCACAGATCTATGACTTGCCTAATTTACATAGGCAAATGATTGAAGTTTTAGGAATTAAAAACGCCGATAAATTAGTTCCTGTCAAGGGTGATCAACAACCAAGAGATCCTATAAGCGAGAACATGGCTTTCTTAAGAGGAGAGCCAACTAGAGCGTTTATATATCAAGACCACGAAGCGCATATTGCGGCGCATCAGTCTTTCATGCAAGACCCAATGATTGCGGCAACTATTGGTCAAAACCCAATGGCACAGCAAATGCAAGCGGCAATCATGGCGCATATGGCAGAACACTTAGCCTTTAACTACAGACAAAAAGTTGAAGAGCAAGTTGGAGTTCCTTTGCCTCCACCAGATTCAGATCTGCCAGAAGATATTGAAGTTCAACTATCCAGATTGGTTCCACAAGGATCCGCACAATTGCTTAAAGAAAACATGGGCAAGGCACAACAACAGCAAGCTCAACAGCAAGCACAAGATCCAATCATCCAGATGCAACAACAGGAATTGCAAATCAAAGCAAAAGAAGTTGGCATCAAGGAACAAAAAGTGCAAGCGGATATTGCGGCCAAGCAAGTGGAACTTGCTATCAAAGAAGCAGAGTTAGATCTAAAAGCAAAACCCGCAGAAGATCCATCTATTGCCGTAGAGCGTCATATACAGGAGATGATCCAGCGAGATCAAATCCACCAACAACAGATGGCGCAAGAGCAACAAAAGGCGGCTATGCAACAACAGCAAGCCCAACAGCAGATGGCAATGCAAGCACAGCAGAAACCAGAGGGTAAAGAATAATGGAATACAAAATATTTGAAATTCTTAGTGCCAAATTGGAAGACCATATTGGTCAACACCAGATGGTTGTGAATGATGGAGCCGCAAAGGACTACGCAGAGTACAAAGAACTGTGTGGAACTATCCGAGGTTTAAGGATCGCCCAGATGGAAATCAAGGAACTGGGTAAGAATTTAAGGGATTCTGAAGATCAAGATTAATTTCCCCTGCACCCAGTATTTCAGAGGCGTACTGGTGTGTTTTTTTGTAGCCTTTTGCGATAAGGAAAATTATGGCTGAGATTTTGATTAGTCAATCGTTAGATACGAAAGA